GCTACAAACGGACTAGGAATAGCTGCTAATAATCTTCCCGGCAATCCTAGCACAGAAGAGGTTTATACTCAAATAAAGATAGTGAAAAAAGCATGATAGTATATAAGATAACAAATTTATTAAATGGTAAAATCTATATAGGTCAAACTATACAGAAATTGAACGTAAGATGGAATAGACACTGTAGTATAGTTAGCGGAGTATCAGCAATAAGCTCCGCTATTGATAAGTATGGTAGAGATAATTTCACTATAGAAGAAATTGACGGTGCTAATTCTCAGAGTGAATTAAATTACCTAGAAAAGCATTATATAGCAAATCTAGGAAGTAAGTATCCGAACGGTTATAACATCCAAGACGGAGGTAATCAGATCGGAAGACCCAAACAAGTTAAAAGAAAAAAGAAAGGTCCGATGTCTGAGATACAAAAGCAGAAGATTCGTCAGACTATGAAAGAAAGAGGACTTGGAGGATTGTCAAAGGAATCTATTGAGATAACTAAAAGAAAGAATAGTAAACCAGTATATTGTAAGAATAACGGAATTTGCTACCTTTCTTTGAAAAAAGCTACAGAGGATTTAGAGATAGGATACAGTGCAGCAACAAGCGCAATACAAAGAGGTAATAAGACTAGAGGTTATAAGTTTTATTACATATATAGGTGATTATGAAAGAATTAACAGCACAACAAATTCAAGAGAAACCGGGACTAGAGCAGCGATTAGCGGCTCTACAGGACCGTAACTTAGTAGCTGCTGAACTTAAGATATCGAACCTTCTACTTCACTTCAACAATAACATCGTAGCAAATGATGACAGAGAAGAAGCAGAGAGATTGATGTCGCAATTAGAAGAAATTGACGAAGCACAAGCTGAACTTAGATTACAATTTAAGCTGCAAAATATAAGAGGCGAGAGAGATCAAATTTTAAAAGCTACTGATTGGTTATTCATGTCAGATGTACCGACTCCTCAGAAGCATAGAAGAATTTACATGCAATATAGACAAACATTGCGCGACATTACGGAGGCTATTAGAAAGTCTCCAGATACAGTAAAGATTGAAACTTTTGAGCATTGGCTTAGAAGGAAACATCCTGAAGAATTCATGGACGGTGGAGATGCCAAAGTCATAATTCACAGATTTACATATTATTATAAGAGGTAGCATGAGTTATTTTAAAAAGATCAAAGACAGGTTGAAATGTAATCAACCTAAAAGAGAAAAGAAGGGCGAGAAAACTCACGTAGTAAAAGCTTGTGAAAACGACGAAGAAAAGATCGTAAGATTTGGAAACTCTATGCCAGATGGCACTAATAATCCAGAGCGTAAAAAAAGCTATTGCGCTAGATCAAAAGGAATTAAAGGTGGCAAAGGGAAGTTGTCAGCAAACTATTGGTCAAGAAAGAATTGGAAATGTAACAACTAAGGAGAAAAAATGATAGATCAAATTACATTTTTACTACAGACTTATCCGGCACTACAACACGTAGTAGCTGTACTAATAATCTGTAGAGTAGTATTTAAACCGGCTTTCTTAATCTTAGGAAGATACGTAGAACTATCAGTAGAGCAAGATGATAATAAAAAGCTACATAAGTTTATGGGATCTAAAACATATAAGATGATGGCTTTCATCGTAGATCTATTAGCAAGTGTGAAACTTCCTAATGTAAAGAAGGGGAAGTAATATGAGCGTTCTTGATATGATATTGGTAGACGAGTTAATTGAATCGCCTACCACAGTAAACGTAAATTATGTAACAATTGCATCAGACTTAACTTTTAAAGAAGATGCTTTCGCAATACAAGTAAATTATAGTAACGGTTCATCAGTAGATATGGTTCTAGCTTTAGAAGTAAGCTTAGACGGAGAAAACTACTCAGAAATACCGGCATCACTACAGAACATTACAGATCCTTCTGGTTCTCATATATGGGACTTAAACGACTCAGGATCTCACTACATGAGAGTAAAGGTGACAGTTAATACTGGATCAATTGATTTAGATAGAGTCGTAATACAAATGAGAAGAAGACACTAAAATAAAGGAGTCCTAAGTGGCAAATACATATATTAGCATTAATTTAGACGCTGCCGGTGGAACGGATGATAAAAGAGTTAAAGTTTCTACTGATGACTCTAATCCCGGTTTTCTGGAAGAAAAAGTTGAAGCAGGTTCTACCAAGGTTGTAGTAGCTGTAACTGATCCCGGAGCAGATGAGACATTAACAGTAGATGTTGATGAGACTCAGATAAACCACGATAACCTTTTAAACTACGAACTAGATCAACACAGAGAGCTAGATGATGCAGCGACTACTACAACATCTTTATGGTCTTCTCAAAAGATTCAAGATGAACTAGACGGTAAGATAAACGCAGCAACTCCAATGACTGATAACAAGCTTGTAAAAAGTGTTGGTACTTCAGGAATAGACGTAGAAGCTACAGGAATTAACGTAGACGACAGTAATAATGTTACTGGTATCAATAACCTAGTAATTGACGGTGACTTAACTGTAAATGGATCTAAAACAGATGTAAACACTACGGAACTAAATGTTGAAGATGCGAACATAACTATAAATAACGGCGGTACTCAAGCTAGTGCTGATGCTGCAAATGCAGGGCTTACAGTTGAGATGTCAGATGCTACAGATGTAGAGCTTGGATATGACAGCACTACAGCCTCTAAAATGACTCTAGGAGAGGTCGGGTCTACACATGAAGTAGTTACTACGAACCATACTCAAACACTCGCAAACAAGACGATAGACGCTGATAACAACACAATAAACAACCTTGAGACAGATAACTTAAAAGCAGGTGTTTTACAGACAGATATTTCAGGTGCAGTATCAGATACTAACTTAGCTTCTTCTCAAGCAGTTAAGACTTATGTTGATGATGAAATAGCTAAAAAAGATGATGCTTCAGAAATCACTTATACTCCGGCTACAGCAGCAGATTGGGATGTAACTCCTACTCATGTTGACGGTGGATTAAATGAATTAGCAGACCGTACAAATACAGTAGAAGTTAACTTAGCAGCTCACTTAGACGGTGGAGCAGCAAAACATACAGCAGCACAAGTTACGAATACTCCTGCAGGGAATATCGCAGCTACAACAGTACAAGATGCAGTAAATGAATTAGACACAGAAAAATATAATGCGGCAGATTTTGATGGAGATTTCGACACAAGATTAGCTACAAAAGATACAGATGATTTAGCAGAAAGTGCGACAAACAAATATGCGAGTCCTGCTCAATTAGAAAAGATAGATTACATCTCAGTTACTCAAGCAGTAGACTTAGATGATGTAGAAGCGAAGGCTTTATCAGCACTACAAAATGGTGATAACGTATCAGAGCTAGTAAATGATGCAGCTTATGTAGACGCAGCAGGGGCGCAAACAGCGGCTGTAGTTAACTCTACGGCAGGAAATGAGACAGTACAAGCTCCTTCAGTGGCAGCAATGAAAGCTTATGTTGGATTTAGCGGCGGAGATATTAAAGAAACTTCTTTTACAGTAGTTAATAATACTACAGTTTTATCCGACATTACAGGATTTGCTTTTGCAAACGGAGTAGTTCGATCATTTGAAGCTCAAGTTTCAATAGATAGATCTGGAGATAGTCTTTACGAAAAGTTTGATATAGAAGGGATTCAAAAAGCCGGATCTTGGGAAATAACAGTAGAAAGTGTTGGAGATGACTCAGGTATAGAGTTTGATATAGATGCTACAGGACAAGTACAATATACTGCTTCGAATTTAACTTCTGGCGGTACATTAAAGTTTAGGGCAATAACAACGTCAAATTAATAATAAAGTTGACACTAAATTACACATGTGGTAAAATAAGGTTATATGAGTTTTAATAAAAAAGATGGAGAATTAGATTTTAGTAACGTGAAGATGACTCAATTAGGGTCATCTCAGTCTATTAGAGCGTCTTTTTCTGAGTTAAATTCAGCACTTAGGACAGTAGATACTAATACCATAGTAAAAGATGCGTATACTCACTTTATACAGGAAGTAGATGCTGAAGGTAATCCAACTAAGGTTACATATTATCAAGCTACTTCTCCAGTAATAGATGAGATGTTTTTTGTACCAGATGTAGGAAGTGATCTAGCTAATAAGTACGTAGTATTACAAGAATTTCTTACAAAAAGAGAAATAGTGTTCTACATAAAAGTAGGCGGAGTTGGTGTTAATCCCGGGATCGGAGATGAGCAAGTAGCAGTAGATATAGAAGAAAACGACCCTGCATCAGTAGTTAGGCTCAACTTCATGAACGCTATCAAACAGTATGAAGATTTTCAACTTGAAAGAGTGGGAGGTTATACAGGAACTTCAATACAGATAACTTATCTCCAGTTTGGGGAGACACAAGCAATAGATGTTACGGATACTGGATTTTTTGTTATCAGAAGAGAAGAAGGATCTTCATTTGAAGTAGGCGAAGCGTGTATTGAATATGACGTAGATGGAAATCCTATTTGGAATGGAAACTTACTAAAGGGAATGACCTACAATGCTTTTGCAGGTACTTTCCAGACTTTAGGGGGCGGAGGTTCTGGAGATTGTGGTCCTATAGATTTTGTAGATGACCTAAAAGAGAATGACAGACTAAAGATAGATGTCATAGGTTCTCTAAATTTTGCATCAACAGCAGCGTGTGCTTACTTAAATCAGATAACACAACAGACTAGTATTGATGAAACAGGAGAAGTTCTAGAAATAGACAATGCTCCAATGAATAGTAATCCAGTAGTGATAGACCTTTCTACCTCTGGGGAATACTTAATAACGGCTTCTGGTAATTTTGAGTTTGATTTAAAAGTTACAGCCGATACAGATGATGGTTCTAGGAGAACAAGTAGAACGGTATTAGAAAAATTTAACACAACTAGCTTAGTTTGGGAAGAGATTGACTCTAGTGTAGGATCAGCAGTAGCTTACGGCTACCATAGAAATAATGCTAGTGGAGAAAATACTGCATCTAGTAAAGTGATATTAGCAGTATCTACTAATGATAAATTTAGATATACAATAAAGTGTATAAATAACGGATTAATTAAGACTGTACCAGAAGGTATAAGTTTAAGTATAAAACAAGTATAAAGGAGAGTAATTACATGTCAGTTTTATTAAAAGCATATCAAGACGCAAACGGTGAACTAGTAATGGTAGAGGAAGGATCTTTTCAAGATACCGATTCTGTTGCAGGTGGACTCACTAGAGTACCCGGAAAGGACGTTACAGTATCTAACGATCTATCCACCAATGAAGATTTAGAAGCTAAAGTAAACCAAAGTCAGATAGTTGACGATAGTTCATTCTCAGCTCCCAGTGCTACGGAAGTACCAAGTACCTCTTCAGTCAAGTCTTATGTAGATGCTCAAGTAGCAGGAAAAGATGAAGCTTCCGAAATATCTTACGATAACTCTACATCAGGTCTATCAGCCACTAATGTTCAAACAGCTATTGACGAAGTAGAAGGTCGAGTAGAGACGAACGAAACTAATATAGGTACTAACACTACTGACATAGGAACTAACGCTACTAATATTACTGAGCTTACTACAAATCAAAATGATCTAATAACTCTCACAGGAGTTCCTGAAAATAGCGTAAACCTTGGGACTTTTACTGGTAGT